GATTCTAAAAGAGCATTTCTAATTTCTGATGAACCTTTTGATTCATCTATTTGATCGTGGATAAGTTTTTCCATTCTCCTTGCTGCTTTCTGTGCTGGAGAAACTTCTAATATTGTAGGTATTGGACTAAAGCCTTCAACCAACATGTCTTCTACTTTATTTTCTAAAGAGTCTTCAAATACTCCTTTAACAAATGTAGCTCCGGGTTTAAGAACTTTACCATCACCTTCGTATCCAACATCGTAAGGATTATCCATTCTGTTACCAATATCATCTGGTAACTCACCACCACCCATAGTGCTTTCTAAACCGGGTGCACCTGTTTGTGTATCTAAATGAGCACTAGCTAATTCACCTTCTGGTATTTTAGTTTCGGTAATACCAATAGGAAATTTACCTGTACCAAAGATTACATCAACAAGTTGACCAAAAGCAGCGAGTACTTTTGTTTTAGTAATCTTTACAAAGATACGAGACTTTTCAGAGTCTCTAAATTTAACAGACTTGTTGTAAAGTCCTCTGTAGTTTTCATATGCTCTTAACCAACGTGATTCATCTGAACGTCTAGCATCTTCGGCTACAGTAAATCTTGAAGTAATAATACCAACAAGGTTTGTTTTTTGTTCTAATTCAAGAGCAAGTTCTTTTCCAGCTTCACCTTCTACGTCTTGATATAAATTATCAGCGTTTAAAAATGTATTATCGTTGTCTGCCATAAACTTTAATATCCAAATGTGGAGTCAGCCGGTTGATGGATATCTCTTTTTAATCCTCTCAACTGATCGAATGTACTTACCATTCGTGGTCTACTCATTATCATATAACGCAATGCATCATATGCGTGATCGGAAGCATGTGTATCCACATCCTCCGGATTGTTCTTTGATAACGGTATAGACTGTAGTTCTCTTATTAAGTTAGGACATGTATTAAATATCTGTAACTTAGGTCTACCATTTTCTTGAACCTTTAGGAACTCATGTATCTGGATTTTACCTTGCACTCTATTCTTATCTGCTGGTCTAAGCTTATGTCCTGCTCGTACAAGTGCTTCTCCAACAGTAGGTCCTGTAGTACCTGTTCTAGCCCAAGCTGCTGTATCCAAGACACCAGAGACCGAGTAAGGGTCTTCTAGTTCCATACTTGTTATTATACTACCTAATTCTTCTCCTGTCAAGCCTTTTCTGTATAATTCTCTATAAATTATTAAAGTTCCGTCATTTTGGTCCATTATTCCCCATAAACAACAGGATTCTGCAGCGTATCCATAGTCAACTGCTTTAACTCTTTCCCAATGTAACGGTAATTCAAATGGAGTAATAACATGCTGAAGAGGATTAAACTCTACAAAAGCAGCACCTTCTGCTACATCCCAGTTACCTTCAAGCAATTGTCTACGTTGAATTGGTGGTAAAGACTTAAGCATTTGCTCATAGACACCATCCTCTGCAAGATATGGGTTATCAGCTAACTTCGCAGGAATAAACTTTCTCGTTAGACCGTCATTCCCTATAAAAGATTGATTATGCTCTGAAGGTTCTATGTATCTTTTTTTAACCCAATGAGCACCAACACCACCGGGGTTAGCAGTACAGCGAAGGTATGTTTCTATTTCTGGATCAGTAGTACGAAGACGAGAAGCTAAATAGTTCCAGCTAAACTCTGTGGGTAGATGAGTAATTTCATCAAAGCCTATCCAAGAGTATGCTTGTCCTTGATATCTGTATACGTCTGCATCTCTCTCAAGGAAACCAAACTCAACCTTTGCACCGCTTGGAAAGTTCCAAAGCTTTTCAACTTCTCTGAACTTAGCACCGGGAAAAGCTTGTGGATATAACTCACGAGACTTATCAATCATCTCTCTTAGTTCTGGCATAGAACGTCTAATAATTAAAGCACGATGAGCTTTTTTGTGGCAATATCTTAGTGGATCAATAATCATTGCGTATGATTTACCACCACCAGCAGCTCCACCATAAAGAACATCTTTTTCACCAGCAGCTAGAAAGTCTGTCTGTGGACCCTCGTTCGGATGAAAAATAACTTTTGAGTTTTTAATTGTTTCTTGAATTGAAGGTTCAACTTCTTGTAAGTCTTCTTCAGAAACAATATTTGATGAGGTTTTTTCTGTAGCTTTTTTTAAAACGTTTTGTTGTGATTTTAAACGTTGTTCTTTTTGTTGAAGATTTTTTTTATCTTTATCTAATTTAGTCTTTTTTCTTGCAAGTTTCTTTTTATGAGTTTCTTCTAAAGAAGGTCCAGAATCTAAATAGTTTTTTAAAGAAACATGACTAATTTTTCTTTCTGTTTCTTGTTCAATTAATCTAGAAGCTTCTCGTAAAGAATATTTTTGTTCTTTTATTCCTTGTAAGTATTTTTGTAAAACTTTAAGCTCAAGTGTAATAGGTTTAAAATATCCTTCTATTTCACTAACTTCATATCCAAAAGGTGTGGTTTTACCTTTTTTCTTTATATACCCTTTAGGGATTGACATTACTTAGCCTTTTTCTTTTTTCCGAATATTCTATCCCAATTATCTCTATAGTCTTGTGTATAAAATCCTGGTCTAGGATTAGCACCCTTGCTTCCGTGTGAATTTTTATAAATTGGAGACTTAAATGTATAAGGCTTTTCGTCACTGCCTATTTGTTTACTCATATTACCACTTAACCTTGTCAGCCCAGTAAGCTGCTGACATTTTACCTTTTGCAATGTTCTTACCGTGTCTAGCTTTGAAAGACTTACGTTTAGCTTTCATACGAGCTGATTCACCTGCTTTAGGTTTACCTGCAGTCTTAGCACCCTTTTGTCCAAAGCGTATAGTTTTAATCTTACTACCTTCTTTGGCTACTACAATGTGTGACTTTTTAGGATGATTGGGAGTACGTTTGGGTTTATTGTAACCACTTACTCCTGCTCGTTTTAATCTGGGGTCAGGTTTGCTAGGCATTATCTTTTCTTTCCTTTATGTAATCCATGACGAGCATGTTGTTTACCTTTAGCAGTAGCTGCTCGTTTCTTTTTATTAGCTGCTGCAAGTTTCTTTTTACCTGCTGCAGTTGATTTTAATTTTTTAATTGTTTTAGAAGGTGCATACACCTCACCAGTTTCAGAGGACTTCTTTCCACTTGGAGTTCTCCACTTTTGTTTTGTCCATTTCTTTAAAGACTTCTGAGACTTTTTAAGTGCCATTACTTATATCCTCCACCAGCTTTTTTGTATGCTTTGGCTAACATCTGAGCTTTACGTGCAGACCACTGTCCGGGTCTTCCACCTTTAGAACCAGCCTTGATTCTATTAAATATTCTTTTACGCATGGTGGGTTTAGTGTAGTTACCTGCTTCGTTTACTTTAGACTTTTTAGCCTTACCACCTTTTCTAAGTTGTAATCTTTCTAATAACATTAGTGTACTGTCCTATCTTCTTCTTTAGGGATTGTATTTAAGTGTTCTTGTTCTAACTCATCATCTACATAGATGCTGTCTAACTCACCCACAACAACCAAATGGTTTTGAGCTGCAGCTAGTTCTGCTTTTTCATAAGACGAAGCTACGATATTAGGACCTGCAAAGGTCGTACCGTAGGCTTCGATCTCAGTCAGAAATATCTTCATTGTATTATTAATCCTATACACCACCCAGCTATAAAAATTAAAGAAGCTTCAAACGGATGTTTTCGACAAAATAAAATTAAAGAACTAAAGTATTCTTTCATTAAAATATGATAGCTCCAAGAATAAAACCTAAAACAAAGACAACACCGTCTTGTTTAGGGTTAGTTTTAATGTGATGTATTAAGTTATCTAGGTAATTCTTCATAATCGCCTTCCTCTATGTTGATTGTTTGTTTTTCTGGTAGTATAAAAATACCACCGCCTGTATTGTGATTGACTTCTAATCTATCTTGTTTTCCCAAACCAACTCTGTCAAGAATTGTTTGAGCTGCCTGTAGCTTTACATTAGCTTGTGGCAATGCATCAGCAGTCTGCATAACTTCAACAAGTTTAAAAGCTGCTGAAGGAGCTTCCCTTGCAAGTACGTTCTGGGCTAATTCAACTATTTCATCTTTAAGACTTTTAATTACTTGGTAGTGATTGCCTGAGTATCCTGCAAGTTCTGCTGAAAGTTTTAAGTTACCCTTAGTTTCAATAATACTATCTAAAAATAACTGTTGTTTGTCGGTTAGTTTTCGTTCTGCCGGTAAGTTGCTCATACCTTTATTATACAGCTCTAAAATAATTTGTCAAGTTTTAGATAAAAAATTAATAAAAGTTTACAAGAGGGCTTGACAAAACTAAAATATACCTATATAATACCTTTAGGTGCCGCAGGGTTTGTATAGTATAAACATCAGCAGCACTGTGTACAGACCTGTCGGGTACTATATAGTTCTTTATAGTTCCACAAGCCCGACCTAACCTATCGCAATGATGGCTTAACACTTGAAAATCCTGTAAAATGTATAACCATTAGTATATATGGGTAGCACCCCCTAGGGTGATCCAGCCTACCCCCTTACTTTAAAGGGTCTAAATAGCAAGGAAAAAAAGACATTAGAAACTCTAAAGACTTTAAAGACTTTAAAGAGCTCAATGAATGTTTTAATTGGGAAGCCTTGGGAAGTTCTGAAAAGTTTTTTATGTTTAACAGCCAAAATATAAAGATTATGTAGCTGTTATATAACTTTAAAGACTTAAAAGGATTTAACAGTATCTAGCTTAAATTATTGATCTTGGGCTCATTCCTCTTAAATCTTGGGTAATAACTGTTAAATCTAACAGCTCATTCATTAGAGCTTGTTAAGTTCTAGGAAATATCCCTTTATGAGATCGTAAGAGAGCTTGTAAGAGCTTAGAAATAAAAAATGATACTTGGGTATTGGGAAGACTTAAAAGAGCTTAGAAGAGCTCAGAGAAAAGACAGACAAAAAAAAAGGGCTCTAAAAAGAACCCTTTAAATTTTAAGTATTTTTATTAATTCATTGTTTTACCTCTCTAAGTTTTGCCCATTCTAAAAGGGCTAAAAATTCAGCTTGTTTTTTACTGTCTACGAAATACCAAGAATTAAATTTTCTTGGGTATTTAACCCCGTCTATTTTAACCTTACAAGCTCTAACATTTCCTGAAATGTCTTTTGCTGTTTTAGTTATCTTGATATGCATTTTTAGACCTCTTTTTTACCATTGATCAATAAAGCTGTACATCTTAATTCCTTAATGTCCTCTTCATTTTCAGCGATAACATTTTTAACAGTAGTTCTATAGAGACTTACTATATTTCGCATTACAAATAAAGCATCAAC